ACATTCAAGCCGTTGCTATTGACGTAGCTAACTTCAGCGCCAGCCAAGACTGCGCCGGACACGCCGGTAGTCAAGGTAACTGCTGTAGTCGAAGAGCTACCAATACCGCTGTAGCTGTAGGCCGTATCAGGAACCATAGCAATAACACGCAACGGGAAGGTGTTGGTGGTAGCGGGGCTTGCGGTCAGACCCAAGGCTGCGATAGCGGAGTTGCCAGTAGCGGTGCTACCAGTGTTGTCCACCAATTGCAGGTTGTAGCCAATCAGCGGGGTGCTTGCCGAGGCAATGGTCGTGCCAGACGACACAACAGCAATCTTAAAGACTGTGTCAGGATCATCGGTAACGATTGCAACTGCATCACCAGCCAACGTGCCAGCGGGCCAGTATTGAGCAAAGGTTTTTTGCTTAGTGATGGGGTTGGTGTAAGAACAACCCAAGAAAACACCAACTGGAATCTTGCCGGAAGCAAACGAATTTGAAGTCAAAGTCGTGCGACCAATAAAACCACCAGTTTGGTATACCAAGTCGCCATAAAAGATACTGGTGTTGTATCCAAAGGCGATGGGCAGGTTACGGGTAGAACCCGCAAACACTTGCCCGCCGATCAAATTGACCGGCTTTAGCCCGTAAGGGGCCGGAACCGAAGGGTAAGCCATAAAAACTCCTAATTAATTAAGTACCAGCGCCAAAGGTTGTGCCTTTAGTACTAGACGATTTACGATCTGCAAACTTTTTCATACGGGGGTCGCTGTCCCGCATAAAGTTATTGTCAACCGATTCCATTTGAGCAATATTTTGTTTGGCGAAATAAGCATTTATGGCATTAACTTTCTCTCGGGTGTTTTTGCATAGCATTAATCCACCCATTTCAACGTTGCCACTCGTGTTGCCTTCCAACATAAGCTCAGGATGATCAACTGCCTTTACCGGTTCCCATCCATCACGGCGCTTACGCGACACGTTGGTGGGATCTGACTGACCTAGAATATGTGTTGCTATCCAGCGGTAAACATAATCTGGGTGAGGGTTTGGATCTGGCAATGTACTAGACGGTACATATTCGTAGCGAACTTCTTTTTCACGTGAAACCAAATCTCTTTGTGCGCGGGTATCAGCCATTATTACTCTCCATCTTTGCTACTTGTGCAGCATATTGCTGCGGGGTTAAACCAAACTTTTTTGCCAACGCTAATTGCGTTGTAGTCATTTGAATCCGTTTGGATCCAGATGAGCGTGTCGCTGGTGCAACTACAGAAGCAGGTCGTCGAGCAGTATCGGTTTTACCAAACACTTCAGGAAACTTGTTCTTCACGCGAGCATCAATTTGCTCGTAATACTCGTCACTGCGCGGGTCTACGCCCGAATTAACTAGTTTTTGATGCAGCCCTAGAGAGTAGCTGGTAACTTCTTCAAAACCATCTGCACCGAACCACTGGTTTTTTGCCTGCCAGCGCAGGGATTTATCGTCGGGCTGAGACGGTTTTTGAGCGAATTGTTGCGTTTGTATCACATCACTTGCAGTTTGTAAAGGCTGCGGGCGATAATTTTTGATACTTTCTACCTTCCATTTGGCGTCCGTTAGGGCCTCTTGGGCGGCAAGAATAGCATCTGCATCAAAGGCTTCTTGGGCGGCTTTATACTCTTTGCGGGCTTTTTCATACTCCGCTTGAGCTGCTCCCAAGGCTGTGGTGGCAATATTCCTAGTGCCTTCTTCCACATAACCCTTGAGTTGTTTGTTTTCCTCCAGTAAACGCGCGGTTAGGATTTCCAATTCCTGCTTTTCTCGCAGGGTGGCTTCTTTTGACCGGCGCTCGTCGTGGCGGGCGTGGGTTAACTCTTTAATACGTTTTTTGACATTATCAGAGTAGTTTTCGATCTCTTCGTCGGTCGGATCTACCACTTCCTTTTCCAAAGGTTTGCGTCCTTGGTCTTGCTCAGGGGTATCGTCAACGATATCTATCTCAAACTCTTCACCTTTTTTGTCTGCAATTTCATCTGGAAATTTAAATTCTTCAGGCATGACTGCTCCTTTTATGCGCGGGTAATACCACGGGGATCATCGACTACAGCTTCCACTTGATCATCATTAATCACGCGAAATTCTTTTCCGTATATCTTTAAGCGCGTACCTGCGTATGCGCGGACAATAACGAAATCTCCTTCTTTAGCCCAAGCTCCGGTAGGAAACTTAACGGGGTCTTTGTATGCATCAGGGCCTGCCTTCATAACAAATAGCACAGTGGTGCTGTGTTCTTCGTTACGAACATATTCACTGGGTTTAACCAGATCCAATTCAGTCCCGACATACTTGTCCGATACATCCGGTACAACACATAACAACTTATACCCGGTTGGGGTAGGTAGCATGGTTGCCTTTTGCTCATCGGTTGCATCCTTTTCAGGAGCATCCTGCGGTTGTATTTCCTTGGGGAGGGAAAGTCCCGGCGGAAGGATAAGGTCAGTCATCTTCATGTTCAATTTTCTCCAGCAGGGCCAGTAGGTAAGACTCTGCGGTAGCTAGGCCCTGAATAACACCGCAAAGTTTTTGATACTCGTCGTAACTCTTACATGCACCACCAGCCATATCGTCGGCATAGTTGTTCATGTCAACACGGAGTTTTTCCCTTAATACGCGAGCAAAATCTTGAATCATTCTTTATCCTTGGTTTGTTTATCAATCTCGTGTTTGTGCTGGGCTTTTTGTTTAGCCACCTCAAGACCAGCCTGCAAACCTTTATGCTCTTGCTCCGCTTTATGCTTGGCAATCTGCATAGCGGTCTGTGATTGGGCTTGTTTTTGCTGAAATGACTGCTGGGAGTTGCGTTCACGTATTTGTGAACCAATTTTTGTACCTTCCAACTGCATTTTTGCCCGCAATTCGGCCTCTTTACGCCGCATTTCTTGGGCTTTTTCTTGTGCAGAAAGCGACAGTTTTTGGTTGTTTAAACGGTCATTTAGCTGCACTTTCTGGGCTTCAAGCTGCAATTTTTGCTGTTCCAACTGGAATTCTTGCTGCATTTGCTGCGCTTTAAGCTGAAGCTCCTGTTGCTGCATTTGTAGCTGTTGTTGCTGCATCTGCACCATTGGATCTTGGGCCTGTTGCTGGGCTTGCTGCTGTTGTGCCTGCTGTTGGTTAATTTGCAAAGCCTGTTGGCTTGCTTGTGCCAACATTCCCGACAATGCATACTCAATCTGCGGGTCAAGCTGGTCATCTGCCGGTGGCAAAGACATTCCCAACTGCGTCTCAATTTGTTTTCTATATTGATAGCCCGTGTGTTCTGCAATATGAGCCATTAACGCCCCTTGTATTGCTTGCGCTTGCGGGTTTTGACCAATCAATTGTTGTACAACGGGGTCTTTTAATAACCCCATATGCACTGCAATATGTGCAGAGTGATCTTGGTTTAGGAATGCTTTTAAAGGAACTCCTTTTAGAACATTCATGTTCTCTGTTACCGGGTCGGTAATAGCTTCGTCTTCTGGTAGAGGGACAAGCTTGTCGGGGTTTTTAATGCCCAATATTTCTAGCATATTCCTGTGAAGCTGCGGCATGTTATATATACCGGGCGCAGACTGGGCCATCTGCATAACTGCCTGATACTGCACAACGCGCTGGCTTAATGTAGCTGCGTTAGGATCGCTAACCGGAATAATGTCTACATGTTGGTAGTCACTCTTCTTGGCGCTGCGGTCTGCGGTGTCGGGGTCGTAGTCATAATCTGCGGGCGAATCATCACGGATGATCTCTGCCAACAAACGCAACTCTTGTTTAAACGAGTAATGAAGCCTTGCCTGCACCGCAGACATAACTTTAAGTTGCCGCTCTAACAGGGCTAGAGTTGTGCCAACAGGGGCTTGGCTGGACATATCACTGATCTGCATATCAGCGGTAGCGGCAAACCTGCGCCCTTCTTCAACAATGTTGTTGAGCAGGGTATATAAAACTTGGCTGGGTTCTTTGTAAGGTAGCGGTAAGATATTGTCCCGCAACGCCCCAGATCCAATATCTACGTCACGGAACTCGCCCGGTGCAATGGGTGTGTCATCACCTTTAATCCGAAGCCCTCTGCTTTTAAGTCCGCCGGGGAGATTGGAGAGGGTTCCTGCATCAACAAGCTGGCGCATGATGCTGGTTGCAGACTTGGCAAATCCTCCAATGAGATGGAAAAGTCCAAAGCCGTAAGCGCCAAAACCCGGGATATATTGGTAGTGAACAAAGTGTTGTCTTTTGAGTTTAAGTTTGTCATCTTCTAACCAGTTTCTGCGGATGGACAAAACGGTGTTCGATCCCTTGATCATTGTTACCACATAGGGCAAAGCAATGCCTGTTTCGCCATCTTCATCTTCATCCTCATAGCCGGGGATGTCTAGATCTACATGGCACTCATAGATTGTGTAGCGGTCATCGTTTAAATCACGAAAGCCTGTTTCGCTGTCTTTGGCTTTCTGGATGTTGGTTGTCTCATTGAGCGGATCTGGTAGATCGCAATCAAGATAAAACCCCGCACGCTGGAGTTTAACAACTTCATTCTTAGTCTTACGCATTACATGGGTAACACGATGGCAGGTATCAAGCTCCGTTGTCCCATAGGGAAGCAACATATCCTCTGCGGGGATAAACATTGATACTTGCCGTCCCAAATTGGGATCAAAGTAAACCTTCTTAAAGGCCGAGCCGGTAGCTGGCAAACTCCAAAGCATTCTTTCTTGCTCAGGACGGAACTCACGCATTACCTCTGTAAGCTCATAGTTCATGTCCTCTTCTACCCGTTGAGCGGCCTGTTTCTTTTCTGGAGTTTCTTGACCAATAATTTTTGTACGCACAGGGCCTGCTGCTGGGAACATCTCTGTAATGGTTTCTGACTGGAACCTTACAACTGCCTCTGTAATCATTGGGTGAAAAACACCGGAAGCACCGTTCCAAGGCTCTGTACGCTCTTCATACTGAAGGCCCATTAGCTTTAAACCTTCGGTGTAAGCTTTTTCCCAATCTTTGCGACTACCACGGTCATTTTCAATGTCACCGGCTAACTCACCTGCAATGGTTTGTAGCGCAGACTGATCCATTTCCTCTGCAAGGTTTT